TAGGTAAAGCTGATCGTCTCGCCATCACCCTTGCCGGCAGCACGCCACTCACCGGCAGAAAGCAGGTCTGACTTCGAGCTTTCCTCGATGTGCGAGCCACAGTGCTTGCACACGTAGGAGGCCTGGGCAAAGTCCGCCGACCACCACAGGTTCTCCCACTCCAGCACCTGAAACTCACCGCAGTGAGGGCATGGCACGTGGTAGTAGCGCTGGTCACCTTGCCGAAACAGCGTGTCGATCCGGCTTGCCTTGTCAATCGTTGGCGAGCTGGTGTAGTAAATCTTGGCGTTGCGCCCATACGTGCTGGTGCGCGTCTCAGCCAGCTCGACCGGGTCGCCTTCCTGGTCCACCGACACATCCCAGCGGTCAACCTCATCACCGTACACGTACCGCGCCGGGATCTCGGCCAGGTTGGCCGCCGAGCCAGCGGTGGTGATGTACAGCGTGCCGCCTGAGAACTCCTTCGTATCGATGGTGTTGCGGCTGTCCCGGCTGCGCACCGGGGCCACCCGTTCGCGCAGCTCGGGCACCGCGTCTATGGTCTTGCCGATCCGGCCCGACACACGCTTGGCCAGGTTCAAGCTGGGCAGCAGCACCAGCATGTTGCCCGGCGCCTGGTGGATCGAAGCGCTCAGCCAGTTGATGCCGACTTGCGTCTTGAGCAGCTGGCTGGCCACCATGGCCACCACCCGCTTGGCCGGATGCGAGGGTGACAGCACCCGCATCACCTCGCGGGCGAAGGGCGTGCGGTCCGTCTTGTACTTGCCGTGCTCAGCGCCGTTGCCCTGAGGGATCTGCATGTACTCGTCGGCCCACTCGTCCACCCACAAGTCGGGGTCGGGCTTGATGCCCCGAGAGAACCCGGCCAGCACCACCTCAGAGGCGTCAGCAAATGCGAGCATCAGTGTCGGCTCCCGCTGCCCTTGAGGTCTTGCGCAGACATCTTGGACAGGTCATCCAGCAGCCGGCGCACCGCATCACGAAACTTCTGCTCGATGGCGAAGGCGTCCGTCATGGCCGCGAACTCAGGTGCCAGCCTTGTGGGCAGGCCCATCAGCGAGTCACGCAACATTCGATGTAGCGCCTCCACCGAGGACTCCACCGCCGCGCGGTCGACCAGCTTGCCCAGTCGTGCCATCAGCTCCACTTCGGCCATCGTGGCCAGGGCCGCCTCGCGCCGGGTTTTGTTCTCCCAGTAGCCAGGGTCAGCGCCATCGGCGGCACCAATGCTGCGGCCACCGCCGGGCGGCTCGTCCGCAGGCGCGTCAGGCCGCGTGTGTTGCCCAACATCACGATCTACCCGAGCAGCCGCGTGGCGCTGGACCACGTGCGCCTTGCCCGGGTCATTGGCCTGGGCCAGCAGCTCGTTCGTCGCAGCCACGTCGACCAGCTTGCCGTCGTCAGACAGCACGAGCCTGCGCTGCTGCCCGAGCTTCGTCACATAGCTTTTGGACCAGCCCTTCAGGGCCGCAAAGTCCTTGCGCGACAGGAAGGGTTGTGGATCGGTTGTGCTCATGGTTCACCACGCCGGTTAACCAGTTCACCCCAGTACACCGGCAGTTCACTTAGCCCAAAACCCAGCCACTAAAAAAAGACTACGGCGCGCAATTGCCCCCGTGGTGCAGGCCCCTGGGAGGGACCCAAAACCGCGCAGGGCGAGGGCGCGTCAGACTGCGGGCGACTCGGTCGAGGCAGGGGTGTCGCCCGCTGCCTGGTCTGACTGCTCGGTCGTGGAAGCGGCCCCGGTGCTCGCAGCCTCGGGCTGCCCAGCCTGAGCTTCCACGGCGGGGGCGGCGGGGATTGCAGCAGCAGGCGCCACGATACTGGCGGCCGATGCCACAGCAATGGTCAGGCTGGCAGCCGATGCACCCACAGCAGCAGCCTGTGCCTTGATGGCCGCAGCCGAGGCGTTGACCTTGACGATCAGGTCATTCATGGCGGCCAGGTCGCTGGTGGTCATGGCGTCGTGCAGGCGGTTGGTCAGCTCGGCCAGCTCGTTGGTGGCAGCAACAGCCGCAGCAGATTCGGCGTTCACGGCCACGGTCAGCTCATTGAACGCGGCCAGTTGCGCCACGAAGGCGTCGTGCAGATCAGCGATGGCGGTCATGGTTCGAAATTCCAGTTGGTTGATTCGGTGCAGCACGTGGTCGAGCTTGTCGAGCAAGCTGGCAGCGATGTCATGCATGTGGGCCTCGGCATTGCCGAAAAGCAAAAGCCCGCGATCTGTGCAGATAGCGGGCTGGAAAAAAGGAAGCCCCGGGACCTGATGGCGCCGGGGCTTGGCTGTGCAGATGTGTGAGGAGGGACACCGCTTGCACAGCTTGCCTGAAATGTACCCAAAATGTTTATCGGGTAAAACTCCCCGCGTCGTACCAGCGTGGTGTCTCGTGCACGGTCACGCCGTCGTTCTTGGCCTGATTCCAGGACTGGGCCAGCAGGCGGTGAGCCTCATCAATGCGCTGGCTGAGTGTCGAGCTGGATATGGCCATGCGACGGCGGCACCGGTCGCTGTCCTCAAGGTAGTAGCTGCCCACGGTCTCACCAAGTGGCGAAGGCAACGCCTTGATGCTCGCCTCGGTCTCGGCGCACTCCAGATCCGACAGCGGCACTTGCGGCTCAGCAACCACGCCACCATCAGGCCGATAGCCCTGAAACATTGGGTGCATGCCTGCACCACCGCTTGATCGGCCACCGCGTGCACGCCACATTGACCAGCGCTCAAGGCGGTGGTGAACCCATTCAATTTTTGCCATTGCTCACGCCCTCCGGTTGACGAATGACGGCACCCGCGCCGCCCACCATGAAACACACACGCATCTGCTCTGCCAAGGCGACATCCAGGCTGAAGGGCGTGCCCACGATGTGCCCGCGCTCCATGGCGTAGAACATGTCTGGCTCACCGGCTATGGCCTTGTTGATGCATTGGTCTACCCACTGCTTGCCCAGCTGCGCCCGCATGCTCGACACGATCCCGGCCACTTTCGGCATTGCTTTCTTCAGATCTGCCATTTACCAACTGTCCTTCTGTCCAAGATCACCCATGTGAGAACACAAACACACTCCCGCGCACCCGGGCGCGCCTGTCCATGCATGCGCATCTGCGCTTTTGCTAGGACACCCAGGACACCGACTGGCATGGCTCCGCCCTGATCAACCCTTTTGGCCTATCTGCCAGATTGGGCTGTCAATGCAAAGTGCGTGGACACCAGGACAGTCGGACATCCAGGGGGCGCGCCCTGGTCGCGCGGGGCTACACCATGGTCACCAGCTCGACTGCCGTGACCTTTTCCGCCGTGCTTGGCGATCTCTGGTCAAAGCGGGCAGTCATCCGTGGCCCTCTCTGGTTGATGGCTCTGCACTTGAGCCGGTTGATCGAATGTTTTGGGGCGCTTGAGCACATTGCTGCGCATGGCACCACCTTTGGCTGACGACTTACCAGGCTTCCAGCCCAGCTTCTTGAGCACCGCGTTGGCCTGCTTGACCAGCGCCGGTGAGGTCGCCTGCTTTTCAATGCCAATGCCGATGCGGGTAAGCACCTCAGTGGCTGTTGTTTCGTTGACCAGCGTGCCGTTCGGGTGACCGTGGGGCACGTGCTGGTCTTCGTCGTAGAGGTAGGTCACGATCCGTGACTCAATTGGGCCCTCGACCACGCGCTCACGCTGCTGTGGATCAAAGAGCTCGCACTGCTCATCGTAGGTGGGATGGAATCGCCACCCCTGCTCGAAGTAGTGCAAAGCCTCAGCAAACAGCTGATCGCGGCTCTCACACAGCCAGACGTTGTCGATCATCCCGCCCACGCGCACAGGCCATGAGCGCCGGTTGCCCGTGGGGTCGGTCAGGTAGTGATCCTCATTGGTCGTGCCGATGAAAATGACCTGGCGCGGATAGTCGCGCGGGCGGCGGTCAAAGCTGGCCCGAAAGCGATCACGCTGCGAGCTGGTGAACTGCTTGACCTTGGTGACCTCGGCCTTGCTGAAGCTGTCCAGCTCGCCAATCTCGTACACCCAAACGCCCTGCAGGTTCTGGTAGGCATCCTTGTCGCCCAGCACCAGGCCTGTGTCGGCAAACCAATCGCCGCCCAAGATGCGCGCCAGGGTGGACTTGCCCACGCCCTGCGGCCCTTCGAAGATCACCATGTAGTCGTACTTACAGCCAGGCTGCAGCACGCGTGCGCACATGGCCATAAGCATCCACGTGCCGACACGGGCGAGGTACTTGGCTGTTTTGTCCTCAAGGCCAGGCGGGGCGATGGCGTGGCATGCAGTGGTGAGCCATGCGGCGCAGCGTTTTTGCTGGTCCCACTTGCCGCGCACCGTGGCCAGGTAGTCCCTCACCGGGTGGTGGCGGTGTCGACCTGCCACCATTTTGACTGCCTCTTCAAGTGCAGCCCGGGGCATCGAGGGCAGGCCGTGCTCCCGAACCAACCACGCGCCCATCTCTAACTCATCTTCTTCGAGCCACTCACCAGCACTGGTGCCCCATGGCGTGGCCTTGAGCTTGATGACGTTGTTCGTGAAGTCGTTGAAGGCCACGATGCCCGCCGCGGCCGCAATACCAGGCACATTCTCTTCGGGCACGCCATCAAGGGCAATGACTACGTTCTCACGGCAGGACTTGACTGCGCCCTTCTCCGTCAGCACCAGGTACTGCCGCCAGTGGCGCCTGTCCCGCCTGCCCGCGCCAGCGGATGCCAGGGGTGGATCGTTCCGCCCGCCATCATCGCCAGCTGGCTCAGCCCCCAATGGTTCGGCTGCCGCCAGGAAGCGTGTGGTCTGATCGCTGGTCCAGCCCACGGCCACGGCATCGGCAATGTCCCAGCCATCACACACGGCGCCCTTGTCGACCATGTCCACAGTGGGGATGTCGCACAACCGCACCGCACAACCCAATGCCTCAAGGTGCGCGCCCAGGGCCAGCATGGTGCACATGCCGGGCTGCTTCTCGCGGGGCAGATAAGGCTTGGTGGCCTCGTCAACCCCTGCATCACGCTCCGCCTTGGTCAGCTTGACGCGTTTGGCGTCGCAGTCTGGCCAGAGCACAACCTTGCGCCCAGCCAAGGCCTGCCAACCTGCCTTGTCCCAGGCTTTGCCGCCGCCTGGCCAGCTCACCACCACCAGATGGGGAAGCAGCTTGTGCGCCGCATCGGCACACTTCTCGCCCTCGACCACCAAAATCTCTTGCTCAGGCTCACCCAGTGAGCCGGTGGGCAGGTATAGCGGCCGTGGCTCATCCCACTGCTTGGGGTGCCACTTGCTGTGCCCACGGTCATCAGACTCATCCACGCACCAGGTGTAAGGCACCACCTGTTTGCCGCCCTCACTGGTGTTGTAGCGCGCTACGTGGCCGTAGAGCTTGCCATCGATGCGGTAGGCCCATGAGGCCGCGGGCTCGCCATAGTGAAAGTGGCGCAAAGTAGCGGGCGGCGCGGTGTCTGGCACCGGCACGATGGCGCGCCACATGGTGCGGCGCTGCTCAGCTTTGGCAGGCTTGAGCGGCACTGCAGGTCTGGCCGGCGGCTGCTTAAGCCAGCCCATCTCAGTCTTGAGTGCGTGGGCGGCTTTGCCGTTGTTGACGCCATGAATGGCGGCGTACAGGCTGATCAGGTCGCCGCCCTTGTCGTCAGTACTGAAGTCTGCCCAGGCGCCGGTGCGCACGTTGACCTTGAGCGATTTGCCATGCCCACCGCTCAGGTCTGCACACTCGTACTCGGGCCCGTTTTGCTCGCCACCGGGCAGCCACAAGGGCAACAGCTGGTCGATGCGATCGAGCAATGCGGCGGCCAGGCCGACGAAGTCAATGGGCTCATTCATGGGCACCACCTTTGCGCAGGGGGCAGCCAGCCACCCGGCCGCAGCCGGTTGTTGTCTGTGCCATGGTCGCCTCAGTAGGTGGGAACCCAGCAGCGCAACGCGCTGGCCAGGTGTTGGGCCGCGTCAGCCACGGTACCGGCGTTTGGCAGGTAAGTGGTCAAGGGGCGTTTGCTGCCCGGCACTTGGCGCGTGCCGACTTTGCGCAGCTGTCCAGCGCGGGCCATGTTCTTGGCCGTCTCTTGCGCATCCTCGAATGCCACTTGGCCAACCTCGGCCAGGTCGCGAAAAGTGAACCCGGTCTCGGGGTAAATGGGGGCCAGTTGCTCGGCTGCCTTGCTCAGCGCCTGCCTGATCTCGCCTGTTGGTCTCATGTCAGTCCCCTCCTACAGGTGTCAGTGCATCAATTCATCGCCACCGGCCAGCGCCTGCTGGGCCACCAAGGCCAGGCCATTGCAGACCTGCTCCAGGGCCGCCTGCAGCGTTGACGACGAGGCAGCGGCCGATGCGATCAGCACCAGCCCATGCTGGGCGGACCAGGCCGCGCCCAGCCGGAATGCCGATGCGAAGGATTCAGCCACCAGCACCGCGTCTGCATGCGAGAGCGACGCCAGGCGCACGCGCAGGAAGTCGGCCAGTGCATCAGGCAGGTTGTCCGCTGCCACGGCAGGCGCGGCGCTCATTGCCCGGCCTTTGCGGCCACCATGGCCATGGCTTCACGAAGCAGCTCTTGCGGGTCACGCTCCATGGTGTGGATACCCATAGCCCAGGCCTCGTACTGCAGCGGCGCACGGTTGCCGCAGATGTGCATCAGCTTGATGCGGCGGTCGCCATCGAGCTGGGCCTGGCCGGAGAGGATCTTGGACAGATAGCCCTTGCTGATGTGCAGCTGCTCAGCCACGTATTCATCGGTATGGCCCGACGAGCGCACGCACAGCGACAGCGCTTGGCGCGCATTGCGCAGGCCTTTGATCAGGCCCATATCCAAATTGCGCAGGGGCGCCAAGTTGTTGATTTGCATGGTGGTTTCCTATGGTTTCCTGTCGTTTCCGCAGGTTTCCTATCGCGCCGGGCCAAAAAAAACCAGACTGGCGACATGAACAGCACAGCAATGAAAAAACCCGCACGCCTCGGCACCACAAGGCAAGCGCTCAGGGAAGAAAAGCGCCCGGCTCAAGGCCGTGGACGTGGTGACGGTGGAAGCGTGCGGGTGTTGAAACATGGGTCAGCAGTCCTGACGGTCATCAGCACGTGCTGCGGCCCGCGAATGAGCTGCCTTTGGGGGGAAAATGTCAGGTCTATCCAACATCACATCGGAGGGGACGCCCCGCTTTTGCCAGTTGGCGACCCTCTGCACGCCGCCCTTGGTCTTGTCATAACCAAGTAGCTCGCACACCTTCGTAGGCCCCCCCAGGGACCGGATCAGCGTTCGCGCAGGATTCGGCTTCGTCTTGCTCATGACCAACTATTAAACACGGCGTTTAGTAAAAAGTCAACGCCGCGTTTTCAACACCTTGTTTAGCGCCATGGACAATCAAGACATGCACCCCAGCTTCAGCCGTCTGCTGGCATGCGCCAGAGAGGCGACTGCGCGCACGTCGAAACCCATCGAGACCATCCGCGATCTGCGTGGTGTGATGGGCGAGTCGTCGGCGACGTTCACGCACTGGCAGTCGAAAGCGCGAGGCGTTTCGTCTAATGGAGCTCAAAAAGCTGAGCTACTTTTCGGGTGCACCGTGAATTACATACTTCATGGCAAGGAACCACGATGGATTTCAGGCTCACCTGGCACCCTCACGGCCCAGGAGCCATCGAAGCAAAACATTTATGCCATCAGGACGAACCCCAGTAACTCGTCCAATTTAGCCGGTTCAACATTTACAGACAGCCTCCCGAGTGATACAACGTCAGTGCGAGCCCCCGTTGTTGCATGGGCTCTGCTTGAAAATGTACTCATGAAAACGAACAGGGAGTGGCCCGAAGAGGCCTTCGTTTCGTTCACTGCCATCACCGATAAGGTGTCTTCACATGTGAAGGCAGTAACGGTTCTTGAATCACCTTTACCCACGATTGCGCCAGGCGATCGCATTGCGGTTGACCCCCAATGCGCACCCTGGGATGACTGCGTCGTGGTCGTTCGCACGCCCACTGGGCGGCCGATGCTGAGGCGTTACAGGGGGCTGGCCGGCTTGGGCTGGGAAGCAGTTTGCCCAAACGAGCCCCCTCTTGATCACGAGCGGCATGCACTCATCCTTCTCGGTGTCGTCGTTGGGCTGAATAAGCTTAGATTTTAAAAAAGACGCACAGTAATAAAAATGTAATATTCATTTCGCAATAAGAAACGAACAGGTATGAGCATCGTCTTCATGTGGGTGCTTTGCACCGTAATCGTTGCGATTGCAGCAAGCGGCAGAGGTCGAAGTGCTTTTGCCTGGTTGCTCATTTCATTGATCATCAGCCCCCTTCTAGGGGGGGTGTTGTTAGCGTTGTTGCCAATAATTCAGGACATTCGCTACACCGAGATCAGGGTGCGCTGCCCTGAATGTGCTGAATTGATACTCCCTGAAGCTAGGGTGTGCAAGCACTGTGGCGCTAGATTCGCGCAGCATCCTCCAGCCCTGCCACCGCCCACAGATGCATCCGAAAATATCGAACCATTCAACCATCCAGGTGGCGCACCTGAGCCCTCTCGACTCTACGCTTTAGCCCTGTTGATCGCAGCATTGATCGTGATGTTCGTGATCATGCGTTCGTTTTTGCATTGACCTAGCAGAGCGCTAGGAATAGCCCGCTGTCGCGGGCTTTTTTGTTGCCGCAAGGCAAGCGCAGCTCCAAACCCGACATCACGCGCCGGTCCGCAATCATTTTTCAACGCGGCGTTGACAAACAAAGTAAACGTCGTGTTTAATCACTCCTGCCGACACATGACACGGCACGGAGGGAAAGATGGACACCGCAACCAACAAACTTCAGACCCTGCCCACCCTGGGCAGCCCTTTGCGCGGCGGGAAGTTCGCCGGCATCACCACTGCCGCTGACGGCACGCACCACGCGCTGATCCTGCTGGACGACAAGCCCAACGGCGAGCTGACTTGGCGCAAGGCTTTGAACTGGGCCACCAAGCTGGATGCAGACCTGCCCAGCCGCGTTGAAGCCCTGCTGCTCCTCGTGAATCTGCCGTACGAGTTTGAGCGTACTTGGCATTGGACGAACACGCAGTACTCGGACCACCACGCCTGGTTTCAGTACTTCTACAACGGCCCCCAGAGCTTCAGCAGCAAGAGCGCTGAGCTTCGCGCCCGAGCCGTCCGCAGATTGCCCATCAATCCTTCAATCCTTTGAGGGGTGATGGCCATGGAACACACACAAGTTCAAGCGCTGATCACCAGATCCGAAACGGCCTTCAACAGCCAAGCCGGTCGTTATCTGATCGACACAGCCACCACGCGTGGCCCGGGCTATGTGCCCAGTAAGATCGAAGCAGCGCCACAGTTGGCTCAGCGTCAGGCTGAACGCACAGCACCCATTACCGAATCCATGCCGCCCGTTCCCACTCGGGCCGCGGCAGATCTCGACATCTACGAGCCCGCAGGCTTTGCCGTCACCGCCATGGTGGTGGGTGGCCCGCTGGTGGCCACTGCATTGCTGATTGCGGGCATCGCCGTCCGCATCTGGGGCTGAGCCATGCAGACCCGCCACATCAATGCTGAGCACCTGCAGCTCGTGCTGGTGACGCTGCGCATGCGCCGAAACAACCCGACCCTGGCCAAGTTCTGCGCGCTGTCCAATGGCGCGACCTGGCAGCGTTGCGATCGGCGTTACCACCCCACTGAAGAGTCACCGTCCAACCGCTGGACACACCAGCCCTTGTGCGTGCCCATGCTTGAGTCCGTGCGTGCGCCGCTTGTGCAGCGCGTGCGCCTGAACTACGGCTTGCAAGAGGTCAAGGCCACGTGGGGCAAGGGCTACAAGGCCTTGCTGGCCGAGCTGCAACCACGCAAAGGGGGCTGAGCCATGGCCCTGCACATGCGCGCCAAGATCACCCAGGCCGATGGCCAGCGCACTGCGCTGGACGTCATCTGCCCCAGCCGCACCCATCTGGACCAGATCGTGGCCAATGCCTGCCCCGATCACCGCGGCTACCAGACCGCCATCAAGCGCGGCCGCCTGGATCTACCCCTTCATCCTGCTGCGCCTGCCCCAATGGGGGCGAGGTCGGAGACTGCCATGCCTGACGGTACGCCCGAATCCAAGCACCCGCACATCAGCCTGCTGGACATGCACCGTCCAGCCGTGCCCGTGCAGCCCGCCACGGTCGACAAGCCCAGCTACACCCGCACACCTCAGCAGGCCGAGCTGGACGCCTACGAGCGCGGCTTGATGGATGGCCGCGAAGGCAGCGCCGGCGCATGTTTTTCGTCAGCGCTGATCGGTGCCGTGATCGCGCTGGTGCTGTTGAGCGCCTTCCCGCAGGCCGCCGCCTTTTTGCTGCCCACCGTGGCAGCCCAGGGGCGCTGACATGTGCAGCATCCAGATCAAGGGCCACCTGGCCGCCCCTGCCAGCTACCGACACTTTGCCGCCGGCGGCGTGGTGCTGGTGGCGCTGATTGACCAGGCTGGACAGCTGCCGTTGCTGGCTGAGTGGCCCATGGGCGAGGGCCCGGCCGCGTCGTATGCCGCCAATGCCGCCGCACGGGCCATGCCAAAGGGCGCCAGCGTCACGGTGCACGCCAGCGGCGTCAAGGCTGACCGTTACCTGGGCCAACCCGTGCAGCGCCTGCTGCTGGTCACCCACATCGAGCACGCCGCACAGGCTGCTCGCCACGAACCTGCGGCCCAGGCCGCCTGATGCCATGACCACCATCACTACTGTCACTGGCCGCGAGATCAACCTGGCCTACTTTGGCGCCATTGACGTCGACCTGCACGAGATCGCCAAGGGCCTCTCACAGATCCGCCGCTTCAACGGGCAGACCGAGGTGGGCTACAACGTGGCCGCACACTCTATGCACGTGTGCGACATCGTCAAGCGCGAAGGCGGCACGCTCAGCGCCCAGCTGGCCGCGCTGCACCACGATGCGCACGAATACTTGATGGGCGACATCACCACGCCATTCAAGGAGTTCGTCAACCTGATCAGCCTCAATGCACTGGCCGTGATCGAGGCCCAGCTGCAGCGCCGCGTGCTTGAAGCGCTGATGGTACGCACCGCCTACGTGAGCAACCGCAAGCTGATCCACCGCGCCGACATGATGGCCCTGGGCGCCGAGCGCCGCGATCTGCAGCCGGCCAGCACCGAGCCCTGGCCCTGCCAGGCAGGCATTGCCCCTGATTGGGAAGACGTGCGCGACCGCGCCAAGATCAGCGACAAGGCCTGGGCCGCCATGTACGTGGCCCGCGACCTGGAGCTGCGCGCCCAGATGCAAGCCAAGGCCGACGCCTGGGCCGAGGTGCATGCATGAGCCGCGTGCCCTATGTGTGGCACTGGCCCGGCACACCCGGCGGCTATGTGCCCGTGATTGCCGAGGAACTGGCCGCCGAGCAAGCCAAAGCTGAGGCCACCCGGGCCAAGTTTGGCAAGAGCCAGCAGGCTCTTGCAGGCCAGGCCAGCAAGGCGGCACAAAAGGGCAAGTCCATGCCAGGCGGCAGCAAGGCCAGTGAAGAGGCCGTGGCCCGTTACAAGGCCAGAGGCCTGGAGATCGACGCCCGCGCTGAAGCAGCCAAGGGCAAGGCCCCACCTGCGCTGAAGCGCCCGCCCAAGCGAATCAAGAAGCCCACACCAGTTTGATTTATGGGCGCCCCCAAGGGGGTGAGGGTCGGAACACCTCTCTGTGAACACCGGTAGTTAGCACCGACTCGATAGGCCCAGGTCACGCTGGGCAGGCGCCCGCCATTTTCTAAACGCTCAACACAGGAGCAACCTATGAGCACACCGCTGTCATCCAACTCCGCCGCCACAGACGTGGGCGAGTTTTTCTCTGATCTCGACGCTGGCGTCTTTGAGCGCCAGCTGTCGGTGGCGTTGTCGAAGGTCGCAGCTGCGACAACCGACCACGACAAGGTCGGCGAAGTCAACATCAAGCTGACCTTCAAGAAAATCGCAGGCACCAGCCAAGTCAACTGCAGCCACGAACTGAAGTTCACGCAGCCCACCTCTGACGGCAAGGCCAGCGAACAACTCAAGCGCGCCACCGTGCTGCACGTTGGCAAGTACGGTCGCTTGTCGCTGATCCCTGACAGCCAGACCGCGCTGTTCGAAACCAAGCAGCCCAACCAGGCCTGAGAGGCCTGCCACACCAAAAGCCACCACCAAGGAATCTCATGCTGAACGCTGAAGCAATCAAAGCCATCGGGGAAAGCCAAGCCATCACCAGCGCACACGCCGCGTTGACTGATGGCATGGTCCAGACCGCTGGCACCATCGCCCTACCCAATACATTCCAGATCCACGATCTGGAGCGCTTCTTGCCCGAACGCCGCCGCGCACGCGGCACGATGACCACCACCAACATCGAAGACTTCGCAATCTACACATCACAGCACAACGAGGGTGCCACGGTGTTCGTGAGCGACGACATCAAGGCGGTGGCGGTGCTCAATTTGGGCGACACGGTGAGCGCACCAGGCCACGCTGACAACTTGGCCGTGCTCGACATGGTTAAGACAGCAGCCTACGCGGCACTTCTCAAGATCGACGGCGAAGGCCTCACACAAAAGCAAGCCGCCGAGTTCATCGAGGACTGGTCAGACAACATCAATTGCCTAAACGACAGCGAGATACCCACTGGCAAAGCCATCGGCGCCATCCGCAAACTGACCATTGAGGCAGCGCGCAAGGTGGACAGCAATGTTGGCAACTTGACCGAGAGCCGCAGCACATTTGAGCAAGTCGCGGCCACCAGCGTGGACCCATTGCCAGAGTTCATCTACTTCAAGTGCATCCCTTTTCATGGCATGCAAGAGCGTGAGTTTGTCTTGCGATTTGGTGTGCTCACCGGCTCAGAGAAGCCACTCATCGTGATGCGCATACGCCAACTGCAGACGCACATCGAGGCAATGGCCGCCGAACTGGCGCAATCCGTCGAGGCTTCATTGGAGGCGGTGCAAGCCAACGCCGAGATCATCCAAGGCCGCTACAAGCGCGCCGAGTAAGCATCCATCACCCGCACTTCGCGAGCCACCCATGAGCACCGCTGACCCCATCGTCACTTGCCTGGAGACACCATGATCGGCACACAACCCACCGGCGCCATCAGCGGCGTCGTCATCTCAGCAGTTTGCCACGAGGGGCTGACCGTGACCGTCGACGGCAAGCCGGCGCGGCTGGCCATCGTCACCGATGACGGCCAGGTCATTGCTGCAGGGCAGAACGTGGCCCGCGAGGCTGAGGCCGTTGCCATCAACAGCTACCGCAGCTTGCTGCAGGGCAAAGGGCACTTGCGCGTCGTGAGCAAGCTGCCGCCCTGCCCTGCGTGATCTGGCCGCGCAACGCACCTTCACACCACCCGGCTGAACAGCCCCTATAGCGCACACGCGCACGGAGTCACCATGGACCTGAACAATCTGCCGACAATCGGCACCCACATCGAGGCCGAGGGCGGCCACTTCGGCGGCGTTGTCCGCGTCAACGACAAGCTGTTGGGCCTCATCTGGGCACCCAAGGCCGATGGCGAGACAACCACTGCCTGGCTGACGACCTACACCGATGTGCCCGGCGCACAAAGCTGCGGCAACAGCATCACCAACACACTGGCACTGGCCGAGGTAGGCAGCCCGCTCGCAGCTTGGGTCACTGGCTTGCGCATCGGTGGCCACGATGACTGGGTCATCCCAGCACGCGACGTGCTGGAGCTGGCCTATCGGCACCTCAAGCCCACAGAAGAAGAGACCGGCTGCTATTACCGAGATGGCGACAACCCCAGCAGCGTGCCGCCCGGCTTTCCCTACACCGACGCACACGCACACGCACAGACCAGCGTGGAGGCATTCAAGGCTGGTGGCGCTGAAGCCTTTGAGGCAGATGCCTATTGGTCCAGCACGCAGTACTCGGACAGCTACGCCTGGTATCAGGGCTTCGACAACGGCGACCAGTACAACGACAGCAAGGGCGCTGAGCTTCGCGCCCGAGCCGTCCGCTTGATTCCCGTCACCCCTTGAATCCTTCAATCCTTCATTCGGAAATCACACACATGAGCAACATCACGCTCCAACAAATCGAGGCTGCCCACAAGTCCGTGGCCGAGATGATCAAAGTCTTCAAGGCCCAAGCCCCCACGACCTATGGCATCCCCTCGGCCAGCATTGAGCTGCAACCTGGCGAGCGCTATGCGGGCCTGCTGCTCGATGAACAAGGTGAGCCCAGCGCGCACTTGATTCTCATAGCTGGCGAGGCCGAGGACGTGACCTGGCAGGCCGCGCTGGACTGGGCCGCAGAGATCGGCGGCGAACTGCCGACGCGCCAGGAGCAGTCCCTGCTGTTCGCCAACCTCAAGAGCGAGTTCCGGCCCCGAGCCTACTGGTCCAACACGCAGTCCTCGGGCTACGACGCCTGGTTTCAGCACTTCGACTACGGCAGCCAGTACTACGACGACAAGAGCGCTGAGCTTCGCGCCCGAGCCGTCCGCAGATTGAGCGTTTGATCCTTCAATCCTTTTGAGCCATGGCCATCCACACCGACCTTCCCATCCACCGCACTGGCGTGCAGCTGCTTGAGCTTGCAGTAGCTGCTCAAGCTCAGATGCCGCGCACAGTCAAGCGCACGCTGGGCGAGAAGATCAACCAGCACTGCGTTGACATGCTTGACTTGATGGCCATGGCCAATGCCACGCGCCACGCTGAGCGCACAGCCAACATCAATGCATTGCTGGCCCACCAGCGCGCCGTGACGGTGCTCATGCGCGTGAGCTACAACAGCCGCTATGTCTCGCCCAAGGTCTGGGCCAGCTCGGTGGAGCTGCTTGACAGCATCGGCAAGCAAAGCGGTGGCTGGCTCAAATCCGCAGCCAACAGGAGGCCTGCAACATGACAGTCAAGACTCTCATGCCCGTGCCCACATTGAATCTGGTCGCGCCGCTGCCTCACAAGGGCACCGCCATGCACACCACAGAAACCGCTGACCAAGGTCAGGCCAGGTCTGGTGCAGTTTCCCAGGTGATCGGCCAAAGCCTTCGCCCGGGCAACGTAGATAGCGCGCACCGACGCAGTACTCGGACAACAACGCCTGGTATCAGAACTTCAACAACGGCAACCAGAACAACAACAACAAGAGCGCTGAGCTTCGCGCCCGAGCCGTCCGCAGATTCAGACCTGTTCGAGCAACTGGTGGCAGCCTATATGGACTGCCGCCGCACCAAGCGCAACAGCGCCAGTGCGCTCGCATTCGAGGCCCACCTGGAGCGAAACCTGTGCGATCTGCGTGATGAGCTGATCAGCGGCCAGTATCAGCCTGGCCGCTCGATCTGCTTTGTCATCACCAGGCCAAAACCCCGCGAGGTGTGGGCCGCAGAATTTCGTGATCGCATCGTCCACCACCTGCTCTACAACAAGATCGCACCCCGCTTTTACGCAGCCTTCACGGCTGACACCTGTGCGTGCATCCCCGGCCGCGGCACGCTGTATGCCGCCCAGCGCCTGGAGCACCAGGTGCGCAGTGCAACTCAGAACTGGGCCAAGCCAGCGCACCACCTCAAGTGCGATCTGGCCAACTTCTTCGTTTCGATTCAAAAGCCCGTGCTGCTCGCCCAACTGGCCGGCCGCATCAATGAGCCCTGGTGGCTGAAGCTGGCCGAGACCATCTTGATGCACGACCCGCGTGCCGATGTTGAGGTGCGCGGCAGCGTTGACAAGCTGGCCCTGGTGCCACCGCACAAAAGCCTGTTCAATGCGCCCGATGACCAGGGCCTGCCGATTGGCAACCTGAGCTCACAGTTTTTTGCCAACGTGCTGCTCAATGACCTGGACCAGTACGTCAAGCACCAGCTGCGCGCGCCGCACTACGTGCGCTATGTGGACGACTTCGTGATGGTGCACCCATCACCCGACTGGCTTAATGCTGCGCTGGCCAGGATCACCACGTGGCTGCCGGCCAAGCTGGGCGTTGAGCTCAACCCGAGCAAGACCATCCTGCAGCCGGTGGCACGCGGCATTGACTTCGTGGGCCACGTGATCAAGCCATGGCGACGCACCACCAGGCCGCGTACCCTGCGCGTGGCGCTGCAACGCATCGAGGCCATGCCCGCTGATGACGTGTTTGCTGCTGGCAACAGCTACCTGGGACTGATCGGCCAGGCATCACACCCGCACACCGACCGGGCCCGGCTGGCCAATGCGCTTTTGGCGCGCGGGCACTGTGTCAAGGGTGATCTGTCCAAGATTTACAGGAGGCCAGCGTGACGCAGCTCGCCCTTTTCGATCCCGCCCCACGCCGGCGAGACATCATTTCTGAAGATGCCGTCTCGCACTGGAAGCACATGGTGCAGACAGATGGCAAGAAGTGGCCGTACCTGCTGCCCTATTTCCAAGCCATGCTTGAGTTCAATCTGCGGCGCCTGGCGCTCGGGTGGAATGAAGCGGGCCCGATGCCCGTGCACCCTGATGGGGACGACGACTTTGACGATTCCATTTTGCCGGTGGTGGTCTTGCCAAGTGTCGGCTACCTGGCCAAGCCCTGCGGCGAGTGGCTTCGCTACTGCAAAGGCTGGACCGGCTTCAATGCAGTGCTGCCGATCAGCTGGAGCTGCTGACATGACCAAGTGCAAAGGCATCAACAACCCGAAGTTCAAGCCCACGCCATCTGAGCTGGCATTTGTCAAGCAGCATTTCGCGAACACACAAACACAGGTCCTGGCGGATGCACTTGGCGTGCAATACGGTCAGGTCGCGCGCCTGGCCAAGAAGCTTGGCATCAAGAAGTCTGAGGCATTTCTATCTGGCGCAGACAGTGGGCGCCTCGATGGCGTCACTGGCACCAGCTCACGCTTCACCAAGGGTCACAAGACCTGGAACGTTGGCAAGAAGTGCCCAGGCCTGGGCGGTGCAACGGTCTTCAAGAAGGGCCAGCGCCCCTTCAATGAAATGCCCATCGGCTCCCATCGCATCAACCCAGAAGGCTATGTGGAGTTCAAGTACTCCGACGAGCAAGGCCCTTACACCAAGCGCTGGATACCTGTGCACCGAAAGGTGTGGATCGAGGCCAATGGGCCGATCCCCAAGGGGCACGTTATTTGTTTCCGCCCCGGCCAGAAGACAAACGACCCAGGCCAGATCACGCTCGACAAACTGGAGTGCATCACTCTGGCCGAAAACATGAGCCGCAACACATTCCACCGCTACGGGCCCGAGGTGGCCCAGCTGGTGCAACTGCGCGGCGCCATCACCCGTCAGATCAACAAGCGCCAGAAGGCGGAGCAAACCCATGAGCAAGAACCTCAGTGACCTGCGTGCAGCCTTGTTTGACACGCTCGAAAAAGTCAAGTCTGGACAGATTGAGCTAGACAAGGCCCGCACCATCAACGAGATTGGCAAGACGCTGATCGACTCGGCCAAGGTAGAAGTTAACTACCTGGAAGTGATCGGCGGCGCCGGCGAGAGCGCCTTCATTGCGCCGGAAGACCAAGCGCCTGAAGATCTGCCCGCCGGCATCACTGGCATCACTCGCCACCGCTTGCAGGGGTGACTCGTGAACCACTCCGACACCGACGAAGCCAGGGCCAAACGGCGTGAGCGCCGTGCACTGCAGAAGGCGCAAGGCATCGACCTGCTGGCCGAACGCGAACACAACATCAAGTTCTGGAAAAAGTGCGCCCAGACCAACAGGCAATACACGCCGCACAACGGCGCCTGGTGGCACGTGTTCACCTGGAATCTGGCATTTCGCCACTTGCTGTTGCCGCAGCTGCGCGCCCGGCAGGACGTCAAAGACAAGGCCTGGAAGCAGAAGTGCGCCGAAGACTCTCGCGCCTACTCCCTCAAATGCGCTGCAGCCAAGGTGCAACGCCTGGCTGACAAGCGCGCCACAACACAGCCAGCTATTGGCCAAACCATGGAGCTATTTGCATGAAAGAGCGCCCAATCCTTTTTTCTGGCGCCATGGTGCGCGCCCTGCTGGACGGCACCAAGACCGAAACGCGGCGCGCTGTTCGCAAGCAATTTGCGCCTGATGCCATCGTGGCAGAGGTGGCTGCCACCACCCCAGAGGGCTGGCAAGTGAGCGGCCATTCAGGGCTCTGGTGGGACGATGACAGTGCCTGCCTGGATGACGCTGTGCGGCAGTCGCTCAGCATGTGCTGCTGGCTGGCGGCAAGACAACAGTGACT